TTGTCAAGGGATAAAATAGGATAATTATAAACAAATAAAGAAAGGTTATATGTCAGCAAAAATACGTATGAACACCGAGTTTAGAAACAAGCTGTTCAATAAAATAAAAGATGTGTTTGAGAATGAAAGCACAGAAGAACGAGAAGCATTTTTAAAATCAAGAGAAGATTTTAATGCAGAACAGAACTTTACATTTTCAATAGCCAAAGAAGTTGTAGAGAGATCATATCCTAAAGAAGATGTAGCAACACTACGTGTCTTTAAGAAAAAATATGGCGACCCCTGTGATGTAGTAGCAAAAGATAAATGCTTTTACTTTGCACATAATGAAGATGTAGATGACGAGGGCGAGAGTAAAGAAACTAAATCACATTTTGATTTTGGTTTATATGGCAACCTAGATGGACAAGAGGGTTATAGTAGAGATGATCAAGACCAATTTGCCCACGCATATTTTAGAGAAGAATTAAAATCTAAAGGTTGCAACCCAGATATTTTACCTCAACAATCTGGTAAGGATAGCAACCCATATAAAACAAAGCACGTTGATATGTGTAATAAGGAACTCGGCAAAGACAGTAGTGGTTATAGTCAAAATGATGACAGTATTGGAATGACTAAAGATTTCAATGCACCATTTTATGCTGATGTCATTGGTACTTCTTATTGTAGAAGTAGAGCCATAGCCTGTACTAAAGACGAGTATCAACAGTTTGAGAAATGGAGAATGGCAAAAGCAACTGTTGTATCAAAGCACACAACGTGGGTGTCAAGTATAACTAAACAAGCTGACCAATTAAAGATTGGTTTGAAAGCATATAGATATTTAAGTGAGGGCATAGAACTTGCAACCGAACTAGGTATCAATGTTGATGAAGCTGAATTAGTTAAAACTAATTCAACAGGCTTGACAATTTATAACCCTACAAATCTAGCTAACATGATTAAGGGTATGAAGAATAAACAATCAACCAACACTAGAGAAGCAAAAATACTAGCGAGAAAACAATATGAGAGTGTGAACTAACATTTGACACATAGGGCTATCTGTAATAGGATAGTCCTATAAACAAAATAGAAAGGTATACAATGTTTTACATAACTTACTTCGCAAAGAAACACGCAAAGTTTATCACACGTAAAGGTCAGTATGATAAACCAGACGGAACACCTAGTGATAAGGGTTTATACACTACAAAAAATGGTAAATCTTGTTTGAACTATTGGGATTTAGACGCAGACGGTTGGAGAAATGCCACTGGGAAAGTGCAAATAAAAATATGATTGATTACAATTTAATATTATATATCGGTGTAGGTTTTATGATTGTAGGTTTTTTATTATTTGTCGTATCAGAAATGATGGCAGCACACTACGACAGAAAACTATGGAAACTGAAAGAGAGGAAAAAATGGAGGGAATAGAAATTATGATAGCAATAATAGGGGCAGTTGTAATACTGACATTTTATATATGAGCGATTATAAATGGTGCCATGGTCCTAAGTGTCATAAGTCACATACACAGGACAGGATAAGAGGTAGTAAAGGTAGCAAGGTCCTAAGAACTAAAAAAGTAAAACAATATGAATATCATCAAGATTCTTTTCTTAAATACTTTTGTAGTCAAGGTTGTTACACTCAGTTTGCTAACACACACGCAGAACGTATAGTTGCAATCGCACCACGTAACACGCCACTTGAAACACCGATTGATGTAGTAAAAGAGGTTAGGCAGAATAGTTGGGATAACAGCGATTACATAACTACAAACATAACTGAACGAGGGGTTGACACACAAACAGAATAGGATTATAAGGGATATAGAAAGGATATATATATATGACAACAAAGATTAAAACAACGAACCCCTACTCTGGTCAGTCAGCAATGTTAACTGAACAGGAACACAAACTATACATGGACATTAAGACTGCAGAAGTTAACGAGGACTACGATACAATGCAAAAGAAATTAGATAAGTTTAGCAGGTTAAATGTACCAGCATACATGACACTACTAGACTAACAACATAACATGCACAACCATAGGTTGTGCGCCCCCTGCGGGGCTACAATCAATAGAGGTACCAGTGCCATGCAAAAATTTGCGCTAGGCATATTGTTATTATACCCCCTAAAATATAGGGGTCCCTTAGTATACCCTTTATAGCTTGATTTAGAGGGTTTTAGCCTATAAAACCATTATGGGTTCCAAAATCAACCAAAAAAAATTTAAAAAAAATTTTGCAAAAAAATATTATGAATATTGACTTAAAAAAAATAAAAAAATTACCTCCAGATGTAAGAAAAGACTTTATGAGAATGTATTTAAAGTTTGGAGAAAAGAAAAAGATATCTCATATACAATCTGATTTTTTAAGTTTTGTAAAACACATGTGGCCAGAATTCATTGAGGGTCCGCACCATAAAATTATTGCAAAAAAATTTAACGAAATGTCTACAGGTAAAGTTAAAAGATTAATTGTTAACATGCCACCAAGACATACCAAGTCAGAGTTCGCCAGTTCCCTGCTCCCTGCCTGGATGATCGGGAGAAACCCAAAACTAAAAATTATTCAAACGACCCACACCGGAGAACTAGCCATAAGGTTCGGGCGTAAGGCAAAAACATTAATGGACACAGAAGAATACAAATCAGTATTTCCAACTAGACTTAGAGAAGATTCACAAGCAGCAGGTCGCTGGGAAACTGCACAAGGTGGAGAATACTTTGCTGCTGGTGTTGGTGGAGCAATTACAGGTCGGGGTGCAGATCTATTAATTATAGATGATCCCCATTCTGAGCAAGATGCTTTAAATTTAACTGCTCTAGAGAGAGCTTACGAATGGTATACATCAGGACCACGTCAAAGATTACAACCAGGTGGTACTATTGTCTGTGTAATGACAAGATGGAATGTTAAAGATTTAACGGGCATGCTGTTGTCTCATCAAAAAGAAGCAAAAGCAGATCAATGGGAACTTATAGAATTTCCTGCAATCCTACCAAGTAAAAAACCTGTCTGGCCAGAGTATTGGAAGATAAAAGAATTAGAAGCTGTAAAGGCCTCTATCTCAATTGGTAAATGGAACGCACAATGGATGCAAAACCCAACTAGTGAAGAAGGTGCAATTATAAAACGTGAGTGGTGGAAGAAATGGGACCATGATTACATGCCTAAGATAGAACACGTTATACAATCCTATGACACAGCATTTATGAAGAAGGAAACTGCCGATTATTCTGCTATTACAACATGGGGCGTGTTTAGAGAATCCGAAGACAAGCCTGCAAGTCTAATGTTAGTAGATTCATTCAAAGCAAGACTAGAGTTTCCAGAACTAAGACGTAAAGCATTAGAGCAATATAACTACTGGCAACCAGAAACAGTATTAATAGAATCTAAAGCATCAGGACTACCTCTTACCTATGAACTTCGTAATATGGGAATACCTGTAGTTAATTTTACTCCTTCAAGAGGTAACGACAAACACACACGTGTAAATTCAGTTGCACCTTTATTTGAAAGTGGTATGATATGGGCTCCAACCCATAAGAATTTTGCACAGGAAGTTATTGAAGAATGTGCAGCGTTTCCTTATGGTGATCATGACGATCTTGTAGATAGTATGACTCAAGCCGTGATGCGATTTAGACAGGGAGGGTTAATTCCTCATCCCGAAGACTATAACGATCAAACAATTATAAAAACTAAGAAGGTTTATTATTAATGGCGGCAATAACACTACTACAAAAACTACAAAAATTATTTGGTGTAAAAGCCGTGTCCAGTATGATGGGCAATACAAGTAATGTTAGAAGTCTTGGTCAAGGTATAAACAATTCTCTTAGTGGTACTTTTAGTAAAAAATATCTTCAAAAAAACCCAGAAGCTTTAGAGGAAGCAGCAGCTTCTATCTTAGAAAGTTTGCCTTATGCTTTTGGAACTAAAGACGCAAGACAAATTAAAAATTTTGAGAATAATGTAAACACCTTATTTGATTTTAAATTTCCACAAAGTCAATCTGAAGGCAAGGTCATAGATTTAGGCAGTAAGCAACAAGTAACAGGCAAAGGTTTAGAATCCTTAAAAAATGATATGGGATTACCAGAAGGAGTTGATCCAAATAGTCCAATGGGCTC